CGCACACAGGACAATAGAAATTCAACTCAAAGGGCTGTTGATGGGAGAAAGAAGACATTAACAAAGAAACAAGCAATGAGGAAAAATTGGGCAAAGACTCAATCGGCCGATGCACCATCAATCAGTGTTGACCTTCAATCAGCTGACCCACAGCTGATGGACACTTTTCGGACAGTTATTCCAAACTGTGTTACCATGTACAACAATGGTATAAGGTCTCAACAAGGATTGATGTTGTATGGACATTTGGGTGTTTGTACTTCACATTTCTTTATTTTTCCTGGCAAAAAGACTATCAAAATTTTAGACCAAAATGTTGAACATGAGGTTGTTGAAGTTAAACGCTTTGATGATCGTGATTTGTCACAATTTACAGTAGTCAACAATAAAGTGCCATTGTTTCGTAATATCACGTCACATATAATGCAAGAAGATAGGCCAAATTTGGCGAAGAAGAATGTTGTTATGATGTGTGTTGACATGCATGCAAAGCCAATTCCATTGGTAGAGTATAAACAGTTCACTATTACAACAGAAACATTATATGATGCACCTGAAGTTAGGAAACAGTGGCATGGCATTGAGAGTGTTTGTAGAAATTCATCGTTTACAATGTCACCTGTATTTAGTCGAAAAGGAGATTGTGGTGCTATTGGTTGCATTGTTGATAAAAGATTCAATGCTAAAATCATTATGATACATGCAGCTGGTTCAGATCACGCTGCTTATGGCGCACCAATTTATCGAACAGATTTTATGCCTAGTGAAACAACAGAAGCAGAAATTCAAATGGAAGATTTGCAAGCTTCAAAATTTCAACAGGGGGGATTTTATGGTGAATTTTTGATGTCTGACATAATGGAAGATATTCCAGAAGTTCCATATAAGCCTGTTGGAGTTTTGACGTATCGACAACATATTCCAGGAAAAACTGAATACTACAAAAATCCGTTGCAGTGTGGTGAGAAGAAGTTTGAACCATCAATACTGACACCACAAGACACCAGACTACAGTTACCAGTCGATCTGAATAAACAAGAGTCTTTAAAATGGATGATTGATAGAGTTGAAATTAGTCAAGAAAGAAAGAAAATTGTTATGTCTAGAGCAATCACTATGGGTGAATATCTTGGTCAAAGAATTGTTGAGAGATGTGGAAATGTGAATACATTGCTTACAAAGAAGCAAGCAGCATCTGGTTCAACTGAACCACATGATAATGTTATGAATATGAAAACATCACCAGGATATCCATTCACAGCTTTTGCTCAGGATGCAAAAGGTAAAGAAGCATTTTATTGTCGTGACAAGGACGGAGCTTGGACTATCAAGAAGGATATGAATGGTCGAAATTTGCACACCAACATTGACACTTTGTGGAGAACTTGTATAGAAGATAATGATGATCTTGAAATGATGGCTTGGCGACCCTTTCCAAAGGATGAACTATTGCCTCTTTCAAAGATCTATAGTGTTCCAAAAGTGCGTAACATTGTTACTGGACCTTTGCATTATACTCACCTTGTCAGGATGAAGTACCATGTGCTGAATTATCTAACTGCTCAGTGCCATGATATTTTACCCTGTCAGGTTGGTATTGTTGCAAATTCATTGGAAGCTCATAAATTTTATGAAGATTTGGCAAAATATGATTCTGCCATGGATTTTGATTTTGTTGGTTGGGATTTCAATCTACATCCCGTATTACATCTTGCTGCAATTGAGTGTAAAGTTTCACAGTTGCGTATCATCAATCCAAAATTGACGGAGAGAGATTTGAAAGCACATCGAAAGTTGCTTATGCATGAACATCAACCATACATCACATGGGGAAATGTGCTAGTACCAACAACAGGTGGACAATTTTCAGGTTCACCAATGACAACATATTTGAATAGTGATGCAAATTTGGTTAGGGATTATGATTGTTGGTGTGAAGATATGATTGAAGCTGGTATTAATCTTGCCACTCCACAAGAGTATTTTGAATGCAATGTGGTTAAAATCTATGGCGATGATTTCATCAAGACTGTGGCACCAGAAATTATTGAATTTCATAATGCTTTGACAATTAAGGCACATGCAGACCAGTTTGGTTTACAAATGAAATGGCCTGATAAGACAGAGATCACACAGCCTTTCAAGCAATTGAAAGACTGTGAGTTCATGTCTAGATCATTTAGGCAAATGTTTGGTTATAATGTCATGGCATTGGATATCAATAAGGTTTTGAAGCCCACTTGGTATTGTAAGGACGAGCGCAGGCACTTTTTTCATCTAGAGCCTGATGAGATGTGCGTTGATCCAGGGATTCTTATTCCTCTCGCACTATCTGCATGCACAGAGTTGGTGCTCCATAGTAAAG